GAGGCGAGCTTCGACTGGCGCGCCGCCTTCGACGATGTCGAAGGCACCATGCTGCGCGCCCACCTCCTGAACGACGTCACGAGCTACACCTGAGGAAATTCCCATGATCCGCCTGAACCTGTCGCGCGAGCCGAACTGGCTCGACCTCGGACATGACGTGCGCGTGCGCGTCGCTCCCCTGACCACCTCGCTCATGGCCGCCGCCCGCAGTGATCCAGCGGTGGCTGTCTTGCCCGAAGGCGCGTCGAACGAGACCATCGCGGTCACCATGGCCAAGGCCCTGGCGCGGCTGGTCGTGCTGGAATGGGAGGGGGTGGGCGACGCCGAAGGCAATCCTGTGCCCGTCACACCGGAAGGCATCGACGCGCTGCTGGACATCCTGCCGATCTTCGAGGCCTTCCAACTCCGCTACGTGTCGAAGGGCCTGTTGCTGGAAGCGGAAAAAAACGGCTCCGCGCCCTCGCCGAATGGCACTTCAGCGGGGGCGACCAGTATTGCCGATCCTGTCGCGGCACCTGCAGCGAATGCCCCGCCGTCCTGAACCGTCCACTGACGATCGAAGGCTGGCAGGTCTGGGATCTCGCCAAAAAGCTCACGGGGCAGCTGCGCGCCGTCCCCGGTGCGATCCTCGGCCTCGACATGACGGCCGCTCTCGCCTGCGCGCACGCGCTTGGAGTGGACACCCTCGTCTGCGCGGAACTGCTGCCCGAGGTGGAGGGCATGATGGTGCGCGGACTGAACGCGCAAATCAGGACTGAACACGATGGCTGAAAAACGCGTCTCCGTTCGCCTTGCCGTCGTCGGAGGGCGTGAAGTCCGTGCCGAACTGCAGGGCATCGGCGATGCGGGCGAGCAAGGCTTCCGTCGGCTGTCGCGGGAGATGGACGCTGCCAACAGCCGTGTCGCGGCCTTTTATCGGCGCGTGCAGATCGCGGCCGCCACCGCAGCGACCGCCTTCGCCGCGGGCGCTGCGGCCATGATCCGCTCCGGCCTTCAGGTCGTTGACGCACAGGCCAAGCTCGCTCAATCGCTCGGGACCACCGTCGAGAGCGTTCAGGTTCTGGAACGCGCCGGCGAACTGGCCGGCGTCTCGATGTCCGGCATCGAGCAGGCGACGAAGGACCTCACCCGCCGCCTCAGCCAAGCGGCAGCCGGGACCGGTCCTGCCGTCGCGGCGCTCGAACGGCTCGGGCTCTCGGCCTCGGCTTTGCTCGCCCTGCCGCTCGATGAGCGTGTCGGTCGTATCAATCAGGCGATCGAAGACTTCGTGCCCGCCGCCGAGCGCGCAGCGGTCGCTGGGCAGCTGTTCGGCGAGGAAGGCAGCATCGCCATCTCCCGGATCGACACGACGACGCTCCGTCAGGCGACACAGGATGTTCGCGACTTCGGCGTGGTCGTGTCCGAACAGGACGCCGATCAGATCGAGCGGACGAACGATGCGATCTCACGCCTCGGTCTGATCTGGCGCGGGCTGTCGAACCAGCTGGCCGTTGCTGCCGCCCCGGCCCTCGAAGCCGTCGCCGACGCGCTGGCGGCGATCTCACGCACGACCGGCCCGCTCGGACAGGCCATCCGCCTTTTGTTCGACAACATCGGTCGTCTTGCCTTGATCGCCGCGGCCTTCGCCGCCTTCATCGCCGGGCGCTGGGTCGCCGGCATGGTTGTGGCCGCCGCCTCGGTGCGCGGCCTCGCAACAGCGCTGGTCTTTCTGCGCGGCGCGTTGATCCGCACTGGGATCGGCGCGCTCGTCGTTGCGGCGGGCGAACTGATCTACCAGTTCGGTCGGCTGGTGCAGGCGACCGGCGGCTTCGGCGCCGCGATCGGCCTGCTGGGTGACGTGGCAGCCGAGGTCTGGGACAGGATCGGATTGCTGGCCGGCGTCCTGGAAGCGCGCATCGACGCCGCCTGGAGCGGCATTCAGGCGAGCATCGCCGACGTGCTGCAGGCGTCGCTCGAGGCCGTCGTCGCCTTCGGCAATCGCACCATCGGGACGTTTCAGGGCGCTTTCGATGCGATGGTCGTCATCTGGAGCAACCTGCCTCGGGCGATCGGCGATCTGACGATCCAGGCGGCGAACTTGGCTGTAGCCGGGCTGGAGTCGATGCTGAACGGCGCGGTCGACGGCATCAACGCGCTCCTCGAAGGCGTCAACGCGGGTCTGGCTGCGATCGGCATCGAGAGGGCCATCGAGCTGGTGCCGGACGTCGATCTCGGCCGGATCGAGAACGAGTTTGCGGGCGCCGCAAGCCGGGCTGGCAACGCAGCGCGTGATGCCTTCGCCGCCGCGTTCGAGACCGATACTTTCGCGACGCCGGATTTCGGTCTGTCGGCTTTCGCCGAGGATGCGCGCGCTGCCGCCGACAGTGCACGAGAGACGGCGACGGCGCTGGGAGAGCTGGCAGGCGCGCCCCTCGCGTCCATCGCGGCGCTCCGGGAGGCCATGGCGGGCGCAAACACCGAAATCGACAACGCAGCCGGCGCGACGGAGCGTCTCGATGAAGCCTTCGCAGCCATCGGCGGCGCCGGAGGCGATGCCGCAGGAGATGGCGAAGGCTCGGCCGGTTCCGCCGCACGCGCCGCGGAGGCAAGCCGCGCCGCCGGGGAAGCAGCGGCTTCGGCGGCCACGCAGGCAGCAAGCGGCTGGGCGGCGGTTCGCGAGGAGCTATCCCGCTATGCCAGCGAGGCGATGGACTGGGGCAAGGGTCTCGGCAGCGCTCTCACCAGCGCCTTTCGCAGCGCCGAGGACGCCATCGCCAACTTCGTGACCGGCGGCAAGATCGACTTCAAGGCGCTCGCTGACAGCATCCTCGCCGACATCACCCGCATCGCGGTTCGTTCCACAATCCTCGGACCTCTAGCCAATGCACTTGGCGGAGGCAGCGGCGGACTGCTCGGCGGCTTGTTCGGCGGCGGAGGCGGGCTGTTTGCCGGCATCTTCCATCAAGGCGGCGTCGCCGGGGGTCCCGCCCAGCAGCGGCTCGTCCCGGCACTCGCCTTTGCGGGCGCGCCGCGCTTCCATGACGGCGGCGTCGCGGGGCTGCGTGCCGACGAGGTACCCGCGATCCTGCAGCGCGGCGAGATGGTGTTGTCACGGGCTCAGCTCGCCGCCATCGGCGCCGCACGCGAAACCCGTCCACCGGTCAATGTGGTGATGAACATCTCCACCCCTGACGCTGGCAGCTTTCGCTACGCGCAAGGGCAGATCGCCGCCGACGCCGCCCGCGCCATGGAGCGGGCGCGGCGTAATCTCTGACGGATCGACAGATGAGCGGCTTTCACGAAGTTCAGTTCCCGCCGGACATTTCCTACGGGGCGTCCGGCGGCCCTGGCTACTCGACCACCGTGGTGACAACGGTTTCGGGACACGAGCGGCGCAACGCCAACTGGGCAGCCGCGCGGGGCAAATGGAACGTGGCGCACGGCCTGAAGAAACGCGATCAGGTGGCCGCACTCATCGCCTTCTTTCGCGCGCGGCGCGGGCGTGCCTACGGTTTCCGCTTCAAGGACTGGACCGACTATCAGGCGCTGGCCCAGCTGATCGGGCAAGGCGACGGCGTGACCAAGACGTTCCAGCTCGTGAAGACCTACGCGAGCGGCGGCGAGGTCGAGACACGGGTCATCACCAAGCCCGTTCCCGGAACGGTGAAGATCTACCGCGACGGCGTCGAGGCGGTCTCGGGCTGGAGCGTCAACACGGCGACCGGGCTCGTGACCTTCACCGTGGCCCCCGCATCCGGCGTCCAGGTGACGGCGGACTTCGAGTTCGACGTGCCCGTCCGCTTCGACAGCGATCAGATGGACCTCACCATTGAAACCTATCAGCTCGGCAGCTGGGGCCAGATCCCGGTGCTGGAGATCAGACCATGAAATCGACTTCGGCAGCCCTCGCGGCGCACCTCGCCGGACCGGTGACGACGCTCGCCACCTGCTGGCGCATCTCGCGCGTTGACGGCAAGGAGTTCTTCTTCACCGACCACGACCGGGATCTGTCGTTCGAGGGCAACGTCTACAAAGCCAGTTCCGGCTATTCGCGCACGGCCATCGCCAACGATGCGAGCCTGAGCGTCGACAATCTCGACGTCGATGGCGTCTTCGACAGCGCGTCGATCACCGAGGAAGAGCTGCGCGCGGGTCTCTTCGACCAGGCTGAGGTGCGGATCTTCCTGGTCAACTGGGCGGACCCCGCCATGGGCGCTCTTCGGATGCGCCGCGGCTGGTTCGGCGAGGTCGTGCTGACCGAGCAGGGCATTTTCCGGACCGAGCTGCGCGGCATGACGCAAGCCCTGCAGCAACGCATCGGCGAACTCTATAGCCCCGAATGCCGGGCCGATCTCGGAGATCACCGCTGCAAGGTGCCGGTCAATCCGCCAGAAATCGTCCGATCAACGGCGTACATCGTCGGTGACGTGGTGCGTGTGCGCACGACCGGCACGCCGGTCAGCTTCGCGCTGCCGATCATCAACGGCAGCTTCGAGGCGGATGGCGCCGGCGACGGCTCCAGCTTCACGCCCACCGGATGGACGAAGGTGTCCGGCGACTGGGACGTGCACGACGCTGGCAATGGCAGCCTGACGCCTGCGACTGGGAGCTTTTACCTCGAAGGCGGAAGCTCGGCATCGGGGGAACTGACCCAATCCATCGACCTAGTCGCATCGGGTCTGGATACGCTGCAGATCGACGATGACGCCTACCGGCTGGACGCATCGGTCAGCCGGGCAAATTCGTTCCCTGACGATCTGGGGCGGGTCGTCATCGAAGCGCTGGACGGCTCGTCGAACCTGCTCTCACCCCTTCTCGACACGGGCTTCGAGGTGATCCTGCCCGAAGACAGCTGGGTTCAGCGGGGCGTTTCGCAGGCGCAGCTGCCGGTGGGAACCAGGTTTCTCCGCTTCCGGCTCCTGCATCAGCTCGCGGCCGGCAGTCAGTCGAACGCGGCCTTCGATGCCGTCGTGGCGACGATCACGGACACAACGGCATCGGTACCGACTTCCGCAGATTTTGAGAACCGCGTCTATCGGTGCGTGACCGCCGGAACGACCGCAACGCAGCAGCCGAGTTTCGACACCACCGTCGGCGCGCAAACTGCCGATGGTGGCGCGGCTTTCGAGGCCAAGGAAGCATGGAGCCGGTCGGGCTTTGTGACGGCAGTCACCGACCGGGCCGTCTTCAATGCCACGCTCGATGAACCACGAGCGGTTGATGGCTGGTTTGCTGGCGGTGTGCTGACCTGGGAGACCGGCGCCAATGCCGGTCGTTCCATCGAGGTCAAGGGCTGGACCCAAGGCAGCGGGCGGATCGAGCTGTTCCTGCCATTGGGATACGCGATCGAGCCCGGCGACGCCTTCCGCGTTCATCCCGGCTGCGACAAGCGGCTCGACACCTGCATCGACCGCTTCGCCAACGTCCTGAACTTTCGAGGCGAACCCTACGTGCCTGGCCAGGATGCCATGATGAACTATCCCGATGCACGCTGACCGTCCACCATCAGCATCCGCCAGCGCGGTCGGGGATCTGGCAGATGCGATCGTCGCCGAGGCCCGGACCTGGCTGGGTGTTCCCTGGCGGCACCAAGGGCGCAGCCGCGGCGGCGTCGATTGCGCGGGGCTCGTGGTGTTGGTGGCGCGGGCGCTCGAACTCGCCGACCACGACAGCACGGCCTATGGGCGCCGCGCGCAGGGACAGGGCTTCGTCGAACACTTTCGCGGGCACATGGACGGCATCGCCGTCACGCAAGCGCGGCCCGGCGACGTCCTCGTCTTCGCCGATCAGGCTTATCCCTGCCATTGCGGCTTTCTGACAGAGCGGCTCGGACGGCCGCATCTCCTGCACGCGCACGCCACGCGCAGGCAGGTGATCGAGGAATCCTATGCCGGCGAATGGCCGGCCAAGATCAAGTTCGCATTTCGCTTTCGCTCTCCCGGATCCTGACCTCCCATGGCCATTCTCGTCGCAGTGGGCGGAGCCGCGCTCGGCTCCGCGGTCGGCCTCGGCTGGCAGGCCGGCTGGCTCGTCGGCTCGGTGGTCGGCAGCCTCTTGTTCCCGGCCAAGGGGCAGAACGTCACCACCGAAGGCCCCCGACTCGGTGACCTGACCGTTTCCTCGTCCGCCTATGGTGCCTCGATCGCCATCGGCTACGGCACATTGCGCATGGCCGGCAACATGATCTGGTCCTCCGGCATCCGCGAGCAGCAGAACGTCACCCGGACCCGCTCGGGCGGCAAGGGCGGCGGCGGAGCCACCCAGACCTCGGTCACATATTCGTACTTCGCGTCCTTCGCCCTCAGCTTCGGCGAAGGGCCGGCCGAGGACGTGCTTCGGATCTGGGCGGACGGCAAACTCATCTACGACAAGACCGGCGCGAGCCCCGACGTCGCCAAACCGGATCTCAAGTTCCGTTTCCATTCCGGGGCGGAGGGTCAGTTGGCCGATCCGCTGATCGAAACGCACGTCGGCGCGGGCCGTGCACCCGCCCATCGGGGTCTTGCCACCATCGTCTTCGAAGATCTGGCGCTCGCGGATTTCGGTAATCGCATCCCCAATATCACGGCCGAGATCACCTACCAGCGGGCGGCTCAGCAGCCCTACCAGCTGCTCGATTTCATCACGACGGGCGAAGGCGGATATTTCGGGACCTACCAGATCGACGACCTGGCCGTCGATTGGCGGCGCGGATACGGCTACTTCCTGGACAGCGACGTCAACGCCGCCAAGGCCGGGATCCGCCGCTTCAGCCTGCGGACCATGAAAGAAGACCGCCAGGCGCGGATGACGGACATCACGGGCGTCGCGCCGAACAACTTCCCGAGCACGCTGTTCTGCGGCGAGGATGGTCACCTCTATGTCGTGACCGGATCGAGCAACTCACGCCCGATCCTGCGCATCGAACCGAACGCTCTCAAGGAGGTCGGTCGCTTCGGCTCCACCAGCAACGGCCTGACTAATTCGACGCTGCGGTTCGTCGCCACGACGTGGATGGGGATGGTCTCCGCCTACGGCTCCTCTGGCCGGGTCGACTTCGTTCTCACCGGATCGCTCTTCGACGATGTCGGACTCATCCGCGCCGACACCATGGGCTATGTCTGGGGCGCCGGGCAGAGCGTCACCGAGCCTCGCGTTCGGGGCGTCATTGGTGGTGCGGTCGGCGAAGGCTTCGGGGATGGCTGGATCCTCGGCAGCGGGACGAGCACGAACCATGGAAGCCTCGGCCTCTATCGCCTGCGGGTCTCCGCGCTGGCAGGGTATGACGGCCTCACCGGCCAATCCCTCGGCGTCACCTTCGGGAAGGTTGCCACCTTCTCGCCATCGGATGTCGAGAACGGCGCCACCGGCTTCTACGGCAGCGCGGGCGGGCTCACCTACGACACGACCGACGACAGCGTCATCTTTCAGGCGCGCATCTCGAACGGGGGATCACCCGGCGCGATCTATACGCTGAAATGGCGCAGCGACACTGGCATCGTCTGGAAGACGGTTGTTCCGATCCAGATCAACTACGAAGGGCCCTACTACGGTCAAAGCCGCCTGCGCGGGCAGCGTTGGACGCTGATGCGGGGCACGCGCGTCATCCAGCTGGACACCGCCACGGGCGCTCTTGTTCTCAATGAGATCTGGCCGGGTGCGGTCAGCGAAGGCGGTGCTCAGGTTTACGATGCCGTCACCGACACGCATCTGGTCCGCGGCAGCCAGGGCTGGGCGAAGCTCTTCCTCAATCGCGGCGGCGGTGGTGGAGAGACGCTCTCCGGCATCGTCTCCGACCTTTGCGCCCGTGCCGGCCTTGGTCTGTCCGATATCGACGTCGCCGATCTCGGGGCGACTGTTCCCGGCTATGTCATCGGGCGGCAGACCACCGTGCGGGGCGCGATCGAACCGCTGGCGCAGGCCTATTTCTTCGACGCTGCGGAAAGCGACGATGCCCTGCGGTTCCGGACGCGGGGACGGCCGCCCGCCGCGACCATCGATGCGGATCTTCTGCTGCCGCTGGATGAGCGGACCGGCGAGAGCTGGCGTGAGCGTCGCACGCAGGAGGTCGAGCTGCCGGAACGGGTCAGCGTCGTCTACATGGATCGCGGCGCCGACTACCAGCAGGGCACGCAGAGCGAAAAACGCACCTCCCTGCCGCTGCCGACCATGCATTCGCGCAACCAGGCCAGCGTAGAGCTGGCGCTTGCGCTGGACGCGACGACGGCCAAGCAGATCGCGGCCAAGACGCTCTACAGCGCCTGGATCGAGCGCAGCGCCTACGAAGCAGAGCTGCCGTCCGACTGGCTGCGCCTCGATCCCACCGATGTCGTGGACGTGGTCTTTGCCTCGGGCTCGACCTTCCGGACCCGCATCACCCGTCTCGATGTCGGGGCCGATTTCTCGCTCGCGGTGAAAGGGGTTTCGGAGGCTGCCGCTACCTACGTCTCCAATGTGGCTGCCGATGGCGGCTCTGGCAAACCGGTCCAGGTCGTCGGCAGTCAGGCCGCGACGCGGCTGATCCTGCCGGACCTTCCGCTGCTGCGCGATACCGATGACACCGGCGGGTCGGGGTCGCGGATCTACTACCTCATGGGCGGGTTCGGAGGCCCGGGATGGCCCGGCGCTTCTCTCTACCGCAGCGCCGACGGCACGGCGTGGGCTCAGGTGGGGCGATCCTTGAGCGAGGCGGCCTGGGGCGCCACGGCGACCCCCCTTGGCACGCCCACGTCCCCGTTCGCGACCGATGAGACGAACAGCCTCACGGTGTTCATGACCACCGGCGGCGAGCGGCTGGAGAGCGTCACACAGGACTCGATGCTGAGCGGCGCCAACGCGGCCCTCGTGCTCAAGGCCAACGGCGAGCCCGAGATCATCCAGTTCCGCGACGTGACGCTGAATCCGGACGGCTCCTATACCCTGTCCGGGCTTTTGCGCGGCCGACGTGGCACCGATGTCTTCGTAGACGGGCACGAAGCCGGCGAGTTGTTCGTCCTCCTCGACCCCGACGATCTAGAGACCATGGTCACCTCGCTCGGCGATCTCGATCTCCCCCGGTCCTGGAGAGCGGTCGGCTTCGGCACGATCTTCGAGGATGCGGAAACGTTGGTCGCCAGCCATACCGGCCGAGACCTCAAGCCCTACGCACCCTGGAACGTGCAGGCGGCTCTGACCGGCAGTCCGGCCGACATCAGTCTCTCCTGGGTCCGGCGGACCCGGATCGGTGGCGAGTTGAAGGACGGCACCGGCCTCGTGCCGCTCGGCGAGACCTCCGAGGTCTACGAGATCGACATCCTCTCCGCCCCTGGCGGCGCGGTGAAGCGGACGCTCACCGCGACGAGCCCAAACGTCGTCTACGCCAATGCCGACATCCTCGCCGACTTCGGTGCGGTCCCGTCGTCCCTGACCGTCACCGTCTTCCAGATCAGCGCCGTCGCGGGCCGCGGCTTCCCGCGCACCGTCACATTGGAGATCAACTGATGCCCAGCCCCAATCTGGCCGTGACCCATGTCGCGGCCGCCCAGAACCAGAAAGAGGTCACGATCAACGACGCAATCGATGCCCTCGACAACGCCATGAACCAGGCACTGTCGCTGGCGATGGCCGACGCCAACCTGACGCTGACTGGCACCCAAGCCAACCGTAACGGCCTGATCGTCCTCACCGGCACGCTGACGGCCTCCCGGACCCTGACTCTGCCTGCCAACCACCGGCGGCTCGCAATCCGAAACGAGACCAGCGGCGGCCAGGACGTCCGCGCCAAATATGCGGGCTCTGGCGCGGAGATCGTCATCGTTCCGGGTGCGACGGTGCTGGTTCAGGGCAATGGCAGCGATCTCTTCGGGGTCGGCGGTGGCGCTGGTGCATTGGGCGATCTCACCGACGTCTCCATCGCCGGTGCCGCCAATGGCGACGTGCTCCAGTTCGATGGAGCCGCGTGGGGCGCCACAGGCGTCGGCATCTTCAACCGCGCTCTGCTGCCCTTCCGGGGCGCGCTGCTACGACGCTCGACCAATTTCAGCGTCGCGACGACCGGCGTTTACGTCGCCGTGCCATGGCAAAGCGTCGAGTATGACAGCGACGCATTCTGGGATGCGGGCCAGCCCTCCCGCCTGACCATTCCCGCCGGGGTGACGAAGGTCCGGATCGTCGGCAACATCGAGTGGCAGACCTCGCCGACCAGTCAGCTGGTCGAGGTGCGCAAGAACGGAAACAGCGTGCCGGGCGGCGGCGCCGTCATCGTCCGCGGCGACAGCGGCTACTCCAACCAGATGCGCAATCTGTCGAGCGCCGTCCTGCCGGTGTCGGCGGGTGATTGGTTCGAGCTGGCCGTCTATGTCGGCACGGCCGGGGAGCTGCGCGGCCTCGAGCGCACGTGGCTGGCGATCGAGGTTGTCGAGACTGCGGATGCGGCCGATCCCCCGGCCGACATCAGCGGCTACAAGGCCGGGCAGCCGGCCGCGGACGAGGTGATCGTGCGGGTGCCGGTGGCGCGACGCACCCGGCTGAAGATTGATCTTGCCGGCAGCCATGCCAGTGCCGAGGCCGCGGCAACCGCGAGTGCGGATTTCGACATCCGGGTCGATGGCGTGAGCAGCGCCACCATGCGCTTTGCCGCCGCCGCCACGAGCGCCACTTTCATCGCCGCCAGCGAAACCGTGCTGGAGCCCGGCCAGGTGCTCAGCGTGGTCGCGCCATCGACGCCCGACGCCACGCTCGCTGGGATCGGTTTCACGCTGGCCGGCTCGCTGGTCCTCTGATCGCCGCCGGATTGTGTCATGGACAAGGAACCAGACAGCGGCGCGCTGATCGAGCTGCCGGCCGCCGAGTTTGAAGCCCTGCTGGAGCGGGCGGCCGAGACGGGCGCGCGGCGCGCCCTGCATGAGGTCGGCCTCGATGGCCAGGATGCTGCCGAGGACATCCGCGATCTTCGCTCGTTGCTCGCGGGCTTCCGCCTCGCGAAACAGACGGCCGTCCAGACCGCCGTGCGGCTGATCACCACCGGCGTCCTGCTCGCCCTGATGGCTGGCATCGCCATAAAGCTGAAGCTCTTCGGGCCGACGCCTTAATCCGTCCGCCCGACTTATCAGACCACCGCCCGCCCTCGCCGAGGAGCGGGCTTTTTTGTGCCTGGAGATCTGCAATGACGACCATGACCTACAAACATTGGCGCGACGTGTCCGAGCGCTCGTGGCGCTGGAAGGATTTCTCCCCCGCTGAGATCGCCTGCCGGGGCAGCGGCTCCCTGCGGATAAACGAGGAAGCGCTCGACAAGCTCCAGGCGTTGCGCGACCGGCTTGGCAAGCCGCTCATCGTCCGTTCGGCCTACCGCAGTCCGGCGCACAACCGGGCCGTCGGCGGCGCACCGCGCTCGAAGCACATGGACGGCACGGCCTTCGACATCGCCATGGCGAACCACGATCCGGTCGCCTTCGAGGCTGCCGCCCGAGCCGTCGGCTTCCTCGGCTTCGGCTACTATCCGCGCTCGGGCTTCATGCACATCGATCTCGGCCCGGCTCGGCAATGGGGCGAGCGTTTCCCGGTGCGGGCGACGGCGTTCGCCGCTGAAACGGCGCCCGTGCGGGAGGTCCTGGCCGACAGTCGCACGATGAAGGGCAGCGGCGCAGCAGGCGTGGCGACGCTTGGCGCCGCTGGCGTCGAGGTGGCGCAGAACGTCCTGACGGAGACCCAGACCGCGATCCTGCCGCTCGTGCCCTATCTCGACACCTTGCGCTGGGTGCTCGTCGCCGTGGCGCTCGCGGGCGTCGCCGTGACGATCTACGCCCGCCTCGACGACTGGAAGCGGGGGCGTCGATGATCGCCGCCGTGTTCACCGGGATCGCCGCCGCTCCGTGGATGCGGGCGGCCCTCCGCTACGGCGCGATCGTGGTCGCCGTTCTCCTGTTCCTGCTCGCACTCCGGCGCTCCGGCGAGCGTGCGGGCCAGCTCGCCGAACGCCTCGAAACCTCGGAGAAGACCAATGACGTCCAACGCCAGATGCTCGATGCGGCGGCTCGCCGTCCTCGCGATCGCAACGATCTCGCTGACCGGCTGCGCGACGATCGCTTCTGACCTCCGCGTCACGACCGTCTGCCCACCCGTTGTCGAGTATAGCCGCGAGTTCCAGGCGCGCGCAGCCGACGAGCTCAATCTGCTGCCGGAGGCGTCGGCTATCGCCGAAATGCTCGCCGACTACGGCGTCATGCGGGATCAGGCACGGGCGTGTGGGATGCGGCTCGATTGATCGTCGGGCAGTCGAACTGGATGCCAACTATTATGTTGATAATAAACATGAAAAGAGCCTTCTGAGTGTGAGGGCTGAGAACTCTTGGATTTTGTAGAATGAACCCAAAATATCCCAACATCACCGTGCAGCTGACTGGTCAGGATGGGAATGCCTTCATGGTTCTTGGTCTCTGTCAGCGCGCTGCTAAGGAGGCCGGGCTTTCCAAGGAGGAAATTGACTCGTTCTTGCAGGAGGCGACGAGCGGAGACCACGATCACCTTCTGCAAACGGCGATGCGCTGGTTCAACTGCCAATAGAAGCCGAGCCGACTTTTGACGCAGTGTCCGCATAGGTTGCCGCGAAGATCGTCTCGGAAAGCCACTTCTTGAACGAGGGGTTGTCGCTGAACTGCTTGAACAGTTCCGTGTGGTCAGACAGCAGTTCGATCACGGCACGTTCAAGCGCCTTGTCGTGCTCGATACGCGCGTTCTGCTTGTCCGAGTTCTTCATGGCGTTCTGATACGCCTTGTCGGCCGACACCTTAGCCGGAAGCTCCTCCGCGATGACCTTCCCGATTTTGTCCCGGTCCTTCCAGTCGATGTTGCCGAACATCTCGTTGAACGTCTTGAGGATGTTGCTCAACAGATCGAGCTCGGGCTCGGGTTTGCGACCGCCGCCAGCAGTAGGGACCGGTCCGATTTCGGCGTCCGCGTCCGGCAGCACGATGGCCATGGTTGCCTGGGCTTCGACGCGGTAGCTGTCCATGTCGATCGCTTCAAGGATCCCCTTGGACAGGTCCTGCTCCTCAGGCGCCGGCAGCTTAGGCGTCAGGAAGTTGAGGAAGATAGATAGCTTCTCCCAATCCGCATTGCTGTAGGGGAGGATCGCGGCCAAGAAGCCGTATGTCCTCGTGAACGCCTTCGCCTTACCCTTGAAATCGACCTGCCCATCCTCATCGAGGTCGGTCTTGTAGACGGCGACACAGGCGTCGAGAATCGGGTCGAGCTTGTCCCGGTCTGCACCGCCGAGGTAGAGCGCCACCAACTCCTCCACCTGGTCCCATGCATAGACCTGATAGCCATCCAGCGCGGCCTTCAGGTCGTGCAGCTTGTTGGGGTCGGTTTCCTCGCTGAGGATCGTGGTCCGGTAATATGGCTCGAACGACGTCTTGATGGCCTCAAAATCGTTCATGAAATCCAGCACGAAGGTATCGTGCTTCTGCGGATGCGCCCGGTTCAAGCGCGACAGCGTTTGCACCGCCTTCACGCCGGACAGCGTCTTGTCCACATACATCGTATGCAGCAGCGGCTCGTCGTAGCCGGTCTGGAACTTGTCCGCGACAATCAGGAACCGGTACGGGTCCTTCTGGATCAGTTCCTCGATCTGGTTGCTTGGAAAGCCGTTCAAGGTCGCTTCAGTGACCTTCTGGCCGCCGTATTCATGCTCGCCCGAAAAGGCGACGATGGCCTGATAGGGGCTTTTGCGCTCCTTCAGATATTCCTGGAAGGCGTGGAAGTACTGGATTGCACGCTGGATCCCGTTGGTGATGACCATCGCCCGGGCCGCGCCGCCGATCTTGCGATGCGCCATGACCTGGTCGTGGAAGTGATCGACCATGATCTCGGCCTTCTTTCGGATCGCATGGTCATGGGATTCCACATACTTGCGCAGCTTCTTCTGTGCCCGCTTGGTGTCGAACTTGGGGTCGTCCTCCACCGTCTTCATAAGCCGATAATAGCTGTCGACCGGCGTGTAGTGTTTCAGCACGTCGAGGATGAAGCCCTCCTGAATCGCCTGCTTCATCGTGTAGCTGTGGAAGGGTACGTGCTTGATCTTGTCCCCTTGCGGGACCGGCGCACCGAAAACCTCCAGGGTCTTGTTCTTTGGCGTGGCGGTGAACGCGAAATAGCTGGCGTTCGGCAGCACCTTCCGCGCCTCCATCAGACGGTTGATGGCGTCCTCGACCGTCTCCTCTTCCTCCTCGGCGCCATTCGCGGCGAGCGCGATGTTCATCTTCGCTGCGGTCCGGCCACCCTGACTGGAATGAGCCTCGTCGATGATGATGGCAAAGGTTCGCCCGCGATGCTCGTCGCCGATCTCGTCTAGGATGAAGGGGAACTTCTGGACCGTCGTGATGATGATCTTCTTGCCGGCCTTCAGGAAGGCCCGCAGGTCGCCAGACTTTTCGGCGTGTCCCACCACGGATGAAACCTGCGCGAACTGTTTGATCGTATCGCGGATCTGCTTGTCGAGAACACGGCGGTCGGTGACCACGATGACGGAGTCGAAGGTCGCCTTGCCGCCGGTCTCCAGCCCGATCAGTTGGTGAGAGAGCCAGGCAATCGAGTTGCTCTTGCCCGAACCGGCCGAGTGCTGGATCAGGTAGCGCTTGCCCGCCCCCTTGGCTTCGGCGTCGGCCAGCAGCTTGCGCACCACATCCAGCTGATGGAAGCGCGGGAAAACCTGCTTCGGCGGCTTCTTTTTGCCGCGTTCGTCGACCTCCTCGACCACCTGGGCATAGTTTTCCAGAATGTCGGTGAGGTTCCGCTTCGTCAGGTATTCCTTCCAGAGGTAGTCGGTCTTCAGCCCGTGGGGGTTCGGCGGGTTGCCCGCGCCATCGTTCCAGCCCTTGTTGAACGGCAGGAACCAGGACGCCTTGCCCTTCAGGTGCGTGCACATCCGCACCTCGTGGTCGTCCACGGCGAAATGGACGACGCAGCGGCCGAACTGGAACATCAGCTCCTTCGGATCGCGGTCGCGCTTGTACTGCTCGACCGCGTCCTCGACCGTCTGCTTGGTCAGGCTGTTCTTCAGTTCGAACGTAGCGACGGGCAGGCCGTTGATGAACAAACCCACATCCAGCGACAGCTTGGTCGCGTCCTTGGAGTAGTGCAGTTGGCGGGTAACGCTGAAGATGTTGGCGGCGAACAGCGCCTCGGCCTTCGCGTTCCCCGGCGTCGGCGTGCCATAGAACAGCTCCACCGAGCCGGGGCCGTGCTTCACGCCGTTGCGCAGCACGTCGATAACACCGCGCTTGGCGATCTCGCCCTGCAGCCGATGCAGGAATTGCAGGCGCTTCGGGCCGTCCACGCCGATCCCCAGCGCCTCCACAGCCTCTGGCTGCGTGGCGTTCAGGAAGTCGAACAGCTTTGCGACATCAAGAGCGTGGTCCCGGTCGAAATCCTTCGAGTCGCCCGCGACATAACCCGCCTCGTCGATCAGCGAACGAACGATCAGGGCTTCGAGGCCTTTTTCACTGGTGTCAGTCGTCGGCATCGGCCCCCTCCATCGCTTCGGCATCGCCGTCTTCCAACACGTCGTCCAGTGCGTCATCCTCGTCGACAATCGGCTCATCCACCGGCGCGGCGATCTCAATGTGGCGCACGTCCAGCTTGCCGGTGACAACATCGGCAATCAGGCGCTCGCGATATTCGCTGATCAGTGTGATCTCGTTTTCGGTTCGACTGATTGCATCGCTGAGCGTGCTGGTCTCCGCCGAAATCGAAGCCAGAATTTCCGCCTGTTCTTTATCGTTGGGTGGAAATGCGAATCGGAGATTGCCGATAAAGCCCCACTCAGCTCGCGGCATCTTAGCCCCGAAGGTGGAGCTATTCACGATATCGATAATGGTCTTGGAGCGAAGCTTTACCTCAAGGAACTCAGCCATGGGTGCTTCATCCGTGGGCCTCAACACCAGAAACTCGCCAACACAAACGCCAGGCTGTTCGGGGCGGGTCACCTTGGCAAGGTAAGGACGGAGCTTGCCGAATAGTACATCATTCGCGGCGAAACGCTTCACTTGGCTATCGAAAGCAATATCATCGATTGGTGGGGTAATCTCACCTGTCCAGCTCTTCACATGTTCCAATGCGATGTAGGTTTCACCCTCGCGCAACGAGTTCGTTTGTTCCGTGACGTTGCGGACCAGTGTTTTCAGCCGCTTGACCTCCCAATGCGCCGGAACCTCGGGCATCCAGTCGATGCCGGTGGGCTTCATCGGGGAGTTGGGATTCAGGCCGCGCGTGACGGCCCGGTTGATGATCGCCTGCTTCTGCTCGTTTAACAGCCCGATCAGCCGCCGCTTGTTGCGGATCAGGCGGCGGACCCGAACATCATAAGCTCGGATGAACTGTACAATCTTCCGCTGCTCGGATTCCGGTGGTTGCGGTACATGGATTGATCCAAAACGATCCGAGTAGAGCCGCAGAAATCCAGAAGTACCAGTTCCTAGCCCCTTTGACTCTTGACGAAATTTCGCGCGGTAGATGTTGGTCTTGAACAGTTCGACGAAGTAGTCCGGTTCCATCGGTCGCAGCGGCTGAAACACCGCGTAGTCCGGGCTGACCAGGCCGTCCTCACGCGCCACAGCAAACATGCCGTTCGAGGCCTGCATGCGATTCATTACCATCTGACCAGTGCAGACGCGCTTATACCCCTTGAGTTCCTCCGGCGTGACTGGCTTGGTTGAGACCTTCGCGTGGGGGATCAGGCCATGGGCTTGACGCATGGAGAGCAATGTTTCTGTCCCCGTGTCGGTCCGGTCGTCGATCTCGCGAAATAGATACTTGCTCCTGAGAACATCCCATTGGCTTGGGAGATCGCCAAGCCAATCGTGCCCCGAGGGGTGGCATAGAAGCTGCTGCTTCGGCTCTTGATTGTCTCGGCGACGATCAGGGGGAGATGAGACGGGCGCAGGCTGCGCGTTTGTAATCATCGGCTGCTCAAATAGGGATGGCTGGGGATCGCTGGGCGGCGGAGCGGCAACGGGTGCAGGCGACCGCCGAGCGGCCCAACCCGGAATCTGCGCATTATTCGGCGCCTGCACGGCCTCGATGGGTTCGCCGAACAGCAGGAAGTCGGGGATGGCCAGCGGCTCGATGAACCGCAGGCTCTCCGCCTCGTCGCCCTTCAGCTGCTCGCGCAGCTCCATCAGCAGGCGACCCAGCACGTTCATGCCGACGAGCGTGCCGTCCGGCTGCTCCGTGGCCCCCCAGAAGTCCTTGCGGCGGACCTTCTTCTCGACAATCGGCATGTCCGCGGTGGACAGCAGCAGCTTGCCGAAGGTCTGCCAGTTCTGCGCCAGCTTCACGCGCAGGCACCAGCGCATGATCTTCACCCGCACCGCATCCCAGTCCGGCCGGGTCTCCGAACGGAACGGCTTGCTCCGCATCTTTGCGGTCATGGGGCTGGGGTCGTCGATGATCTGGCGCTGGACGTCCGGCCGACGGGGGAAGCGGCAGGCCTGGTAGAGCGCCTCCGACGTGCGGATCCGCACGCCGTTCAGGACAATCGGGAAGCCCGGCGCCATGCTCGACAGCCCGCCAAAGCGCTCGTTCGTCTTAAGGAAGACGGCGCTCTCCGCTGGGTGGTATGTGCGAACCTGGCTGGGCTGGGCCATCAGAAGTCTTCCTGTGCCAGCATCGCCATGAACCTGCGCAGCGACGTGTCGGTGTTGGTCGTGCGCGGGAAGAGCGGGTACCAAGGGTCCCCCGCCCACAGCGCCAGCGGCGCATTGTTGGGGCAGTTTCTGAAGGTCACGATCAGCGAGCCGAAACCGAGCGTTTCAAGGATCATGTTGCCCAGCGGCCGCTGGTACTGGTTTAGATGCGGGCACATCTGCCGGATGCGCACGCCCGCCTTCAGGAACTCCGATTCCAGTAGCTGGCGTCCAGCATCGCTGGAGAAGATGCCGTTTCCGCCGACATGGCCCGCAGTGCGCAGATTGGGGTGATAGCGCATTGCCCCGACATAGGTTTTCACGCCCTCGTCGTCTGGAATCGCGACCGGCCGTAGAACATCGGACGTAGTGGTGTGAGCCCTGCGGTCCTCAAGCTCAATCGCGCGCCACCACGTCAGGTCGATTGACTTTCCGGCGGCCCTTGCCGCCTCCTTGATTTTTCCATTGGCGTAGTACTGGCCGCCGCTATGCAGCGCGATCGTGATGACGTGCACCTTCGCTTCGGCCGGAGCCTGCTCAGCGATCCACGTTTCGAGATCGCGCCTAACACGGTTCCCGGTGAAGATGGCGTCATCCAGATACACGAAGGCGTGGGGAGCTGCGCCGCAGTCGGCAGCTTCGAACCCACACTGCTTCTCCAGCACCTTGCTGAACAGCGCGAGCATCTCCTTCTGGCTCGCGCCGCCGCCCTGAATGTCAAGGAGCTTCACGCCCTTCCAGAAGGCACATGGATCCTCGCCGACAAGCTTTTCGGTCTGAAACAGCCCGGCTAGAAATTTCGCAGTCCTCGCGCGAGAAAAATACGTCCGCTTCAAGACGTGGTCCATTTCCCGCAGAATGGGCAGCTGAACTGCCGCGTCGAACTGACCGACCCAACGCTCGATACGCTCTGGCGTCGGGGCTTCCCCATCAGCCTCACGATAGTCGGCCGTTGTCGCCGCGATGGACGCGAGGAGATCGTCCCGCTCAGCCATTTCCGTTCTCCCCCTGACTGCTGTTTCCCCACCGCTGCATCTCAAAGCCCTTCGAAGTACGTCTTGATCTTCGCTGCCATCAGCTTCCGGCGCGCCTCGAGGAAGTCACCGAAATCGGGAATCTCCCCATCGAGCAGGGTTTCCGGCAGACAGCTCATGCGGAGGTTGGCCCGCATCTCGGCCATGTCCGTGATGCCGCCGTATTTCTTCGCCCCGCCGTTGCATTGGTCTGCCAGTTCGGCGAAATAGACTTCCGGTGACCGGTCGCCGATGCCAATGTTGATCTCGCTTTGCGCAAGCACGAAATTGGCGATCTGGTTATACCGCCCGCGCGCCATGCCCTGTTTTTTCAGGTGATTGCGCGGGTAGACGTGATGCACGTCGCTGCGGTTCAGCAGCAGGTCGCGCACGGTGATATCCCGCGACAGGAAGCCGAGATCTCCCAACTTCACCTGCGCGGCCTGATAGACTAGGAAATAGGGGCTCGATGCCGAGGAGGTATCCATCTCCTGCGGGAGCAGAGTGGACCAGAAGCTCTCGGGAAGCTCCGCATCGATCACCGCCTCGCAATAGGTCGCAAGGCCGCGCGCCTCAATCTGTCGGATGTCGAAATCGAATGCCGTCTCGGGGCTGCCAGAGTAACGTCCCCGCAACAGCGACATGACATACCAGCGCCGCACCAGCCGCTCGATGTCGGCGGCCGGCATGCCCTCCGCGCGGCCGCGCAGGTAGAGGATGTAGGCGAAGTTGATGGCATTCTGGCTGCGGATGAGATTCGAAGTGACGAACCCGGCCGAGCGCAGGATCATCGTCAGACGATCAAAGTGCGTCTTGTTGATGAAGTTGAGAACGCCGGTCTTCAGGCGGGCAAACGCCTCCTCGGCGACGGTTTCCTCATACTGCTTGGTCTCGAAGTTCCGCCCTGACAGCAGGGCCACGAGATCCTGCAGCTTGCCGCGCCGGAACTCGGACGTGAACGCCACGCGCAGCATGTCGGTGTAGGAAGGGTCGTAGAGATCGTCGTTGACATCCTTCAGCCACCGCATTTTTGGGAGGAATTCGGACGAGGCGAATGCCTTGTCGCCCTTCTCGATGCGCGAGAGAAACTCGGGCGCGACGGCTAGATGGCAGAAATAGTCGATAGCCTTGCGCAGCATGTTGCCGCCGTAGGTGTCGTTGGCCGCGATCTTCGACATGGCGAAGTCCGCCTGGCTGAGCGACGCGCCGGCCGAGTTCACGCGAATGAAGATCTCGGTCACGGTTTCGATGTCGAGGTCTTCGGCCAGCTCGATGATGCCGACGTGGTTGTTGATGATCTTCCGGACGCGTTCCAGGATGCGCGAGACCTGCTTGCGGTCGGCATCGGGGTTACGTTCGGAATACTCGTCTGTCAGCTCGGTGAGGCTGGCATCCGGCGAAAAGACCGCCGCGAGATCGGGAATCCAGGCCGCGTCCTTGCGGATTGCGGGGTTCGAAACCTCGAACCGCTCATCAACCGGATGAAATGCGATCCTGATTCGGACGGTCTCGTAGTCCTTGGTCAGAACCTCTTGTCCGAGCAGCGCCGCCATCAGCGCCGTCACGCGCTGCTGCCCGTCGATCAGGATGCGCTTGCCGGACGACGTCGTACCGTCCTTCAGCCGGACGGATGGATTTCGCCAGGCGATGAGGTATCCGACCGGATAGCCCTGATAGAGGGAGTCAAGCAGGTTCCGGACCTTCGTCGCATCCCACACGAACGGACGCTGGATCTCGGGGATCGCAATCTCACCGGACTTCACCCAAGTCAGAAGCGTTTCGATCGGATGGGGAGTGACGGAGTAGCGCTGGGTGGCCATTCCTAGTGCCCTCCCATGAGGACGTCTTCGAGCAAGCCCTCCGTCTCTTTCTCCAGCGCTCGGATATCGGCTTCGATTTCATCGAGTGTGCGCAGCGGCTGCGGCTTGTAGAAATGCCGCGTGAACGAAATTTCGTAACCAATCACCGTTTTCGAGGCGTCGATCCAAGCGTCGGGGGCATGCGGCAATACCTCGCGCCGGAAGAAGGCTTCGATGCCGCCGTCTTCGAGGAACGGTACCTGTTCGGTATCCCTGAGCTCGGTGTCAGGCTCATACTCCACGACCGACGCTTTGCCGCCGACCGTCGTGTGATAGCTGCCATACAGCGCTTCCTGCGTCGCATCCGACCCCGCCTTCGGCTTCGAGGTCTTGCGGATCACCGGTTCCGCTGCGGCATCTTTCTGGCCGAGCGCCGATATGAGCAGCTTCTGCCGCTTGGCCGTCATACGGAGGCCAAGCGAGCTGGCGGCATCCTCCACCTCGGCAACGAAGGCATTGAAGTCCAAATGCGGGCCCGGACCACGGGCTTCCGCCACCACCTCGATGGCGCGGACGAGATCGCTTTCTCCCGCTTCGGAGCACGTCTTGCGGAATCGCCGTAAGGCTCCTTCCGTCAGCTCCGTCTTCAAGCGCAAGGGACGCTCGACTGTGATCTTCCAATAGCCGAACGCGTCGTTTGGGAAGACCTTGGACGTCTCGTCTTCCTTCTGTAGGAGGAACGCGTCACAGATGCGCTTGATATCGTCAACGCCGAGTTCGCAGTTCTTTTTCCCGAGATTTTTACGGAGCGGCTTGAACCAAGCGGTGGCGTCAATGAGCTGCACCTTGCCCTTGCGGTTCTCGGCCTTACGATTGCTCAAGACCCAGATGTAGGTTGCGATGCCAGTGTTGTAAAAGATGTTCAGCGGCAGGGCGATGATGGCCTCGAGCCAGTCGTTTTCGATGATCCAGCGGCGGACGTTGCTTTCACCGGAACCCGCATCTCCCGTGAAAAGCGAGGACCCGTTATGGACCTCGGCGATCCGGCTCCCGAGGGGAGACGCCTTCTTCATCTTGCTGAGCATGTTGGCCAGGAACACCATCTGGCCATCGCTGGATCGGGTGATCAGGCTGAACTCAGGATCGCCTCTGTGCTCGATCACGAAGCGAGGGTCACGCAGTTCTTTTTTCCCCCCCATGCGCTCCAAGTCGGTCTTCCAAGACTTGCCGTAGGGGGGATTGGAAAGCATGAAGTCGAACTCGCGGGACGGGAACGCATCCGCTGACAACGTAGATCCGAATTTCATGTTTTCGGCCTCAACGCCTTCTCCCTTCAGGATCAGGTCGGCCTTGCTGATGGCGAATGTTTCCGGGTTGACTTCTTGTCCATAGAGGTGAACGGAAACTTCCTTCCCGTGGTCGGTTGCCAGCTTGATCAGTGTCTCTTCGGCGACAGTGAGCATGCCGCCCGTGCCGCAAGCGCCGTCGTACACGAGGTATGTGCCCGACTGGATGTGGTCGGCGATTGGCATGAAGATGAGGTAGGCCATGAGCTCTACCACGTCGCGCGGCGTGAAGTGCTCGCCTGCCTCCTCATTGTTCTCTTCGTTGAAGCGGCGGATGAGCTCCTCGAAGATCGTGCCCATAGAATGGTTGTCGAGGCCGGGAAGCCGGACGCTCCCGTCCTGGTGGAGGACCGGCTTTGGGCTCAGGTTAACTGAGGGGTCCAGAAATTTTTCGAGCAGGAAACCGAGGACATCTGCTTCGACGAGCGTGGGAATCTGATTGCGGAACTTGAACTTATCCAGCACTTCCTGAACGTTCGGCGAGAATCCGTCGAGGTACGCCTCGAAATCGGCCTTCAGCTGCTGCCGTCGCGCTCTGGAGGTCAAATCGCGCAGGCGGAACTGAGATGTGTTGTAAAATGCCTCTCCCGATGCTTGGCACAGAGCGGCATGCTGGTTCGCGACCCCCGCCTTATCGAGCTGGGTCTTCATGGAGAGCACCGCTTCCTTCGTCGGCTCCAGCACAGCATCGAGACGACGAATAACGGTCATGGGCAGAATGACATCTCGGTACTTCCCCCGGACGTAAACGTCTCGAAGGACATCGTCGGCAATATTCCAGATGAAGTTGCTGATATTCAAATCGCTCACGTGCCGCCCCTCACGCCTTGTTCTGCGCTGCTTTTTTCTGCTGATCGATCCAGCTATCGAGGTCCGACCGCTTAAACCGCCATGCACCGGCGACCTTAAAGCCCGGCAGATCCCCGCGCTTGGCGAGCCTGTAAACGGTCTTCTCGTCGACGTTCAGGTAACCTGCCACGTCCCTTACGGTCATGGCCTGGTCAGGCGTATCCGCCATCATCCAGCCCTCACTGTTTTTCTGACCATAACAGGAGAACGCAGGGCAAACTAGTCCATTCTGGGCGCTCCAAGGTTGGCAAGGGGTAAAGTCGTAACCCAGGAATCCGTCTCGCAAGCTGAACGTCGTCTTTCCGATCCAAAGATGGGCCGAAGGAGCAAGAGGGAGACCAGTGCGACGTGAAGGCCCAGGAAAAGGGTCGGCCAACAGGGGCCGACCCTTGCTCGTCCTCGGATTGTTAGGCTTCCGCCTGCTGAGTGTGACCCGGGTCGGAGGTGCTGGAACGGATAATCGACTGCTCGTATTCCTCGACGTCGGACAGGCGATAGACCACCCGGCCGCCCACCTTGAGGAACTTCGGCCCCTCACCGGTCCAACGCCACCGCTCAAGTGTGCGATGGCTGATCCTCCAGCGAACTGCCAGTTCAAGTTGGTTCAAATGAGTTTCCTTCATTTCCGCTTCCTTTCGCTCAGGCCAGTTTGACTGCGACACGACGAAGGCGTGGGCGGAAAACACTATCAAGGTAATACTGTCCGGAACGCCAAACACAGGGCACTGCGCTTCCCTGTCTTGAACAGAGAATTTCTGCGGTGGCGAAGATTCACTTGCGAATACGAAGGCGTTCTGGCGCGATGTGGGGCATACTTCGAGCGAGTTTGTCGAAGAGTCCTCCCGCTCCGCCAATTTCCAGTCGCAAACCCAGAGCGACGCCCCCAGGGAGCCGAATTTATCCCAAGTTTCAAAGGGGTTTGCTGAAGCCGCCCGAACCTCAGAGACTGGCGCAGCGCCGATTTTCGGTCTCTGAACGGCTATCGTCTCTATCCGACCGAACCTCGCCAGATTAGGTTCGGTCTAAGAAAACACAACATTTCCAGTCGGTTGCCGATTCGAGTCGAGCGAACTTTTCACCGCAGTTCTGCCGCTTGGCATTCCATCAGAGACACTCGAAGTGGGCGTTTTGTGGCGCGGCGACGCGCGGACCAGCGTATGCACCCGTCGCTCAATGATGTGTGGGCCTGGTGCCGATCGACCCAAGCATCTGTCGTCGCGCACGGGTGCAGTCCAGAACGACCCGGTTGATCTCGATCTCCGTGATCCGGGTCAGCTCCCGCAGATGCTTCATCGTCGTGGCAATGTCAGATAGATCTGCAGGCTTGCCGGCATCAATGGCGATCTCATGGACCCCCGCGATCATGGCGCGCACTTCGCCGAGCGTGTCGAGCGCCGCGGATGCCTTTGCTGGCAGGTCGAGTTCTTCAGCACCGGAAAACAACCCCTCGATGAACCCATCGAGTTCCTGCCGGCGGATCAGTGCCAGCTGAGCAAGCCCGTCGCGCGTGGGCGTAACCGTTGGCCGCACCAGCCGGAAGGGATCGATGCGCTTCTGATGGCGCGTGAGGGAGTTCCAGAGGCCGTTGACGAGAACGCCGATCAACTCGTTGACGGCGTCGAGGCTCTCAAACTCGGGCAGCTCCCCGCCCCACAGGTTCTTCACGACAGAGATGGGTGAAGCCGACATCGCCGGTGTAGCGATGTTCCCCAGAAATCGAGTCCGGATTTCGTGAAATGGAACTGGCCAAGCGTAGGTTTCGAGCAGAGCCCGGATCTTCTTCTCGTCGGCTACGACGGGCGGTTTTCTCGCTTGTGGCACGCGGCAATCCTTCTAGGCACGAACCCTATTTGCTCCCTTATTTACTGATTGGGCGGCAAAACGCCACTCGGCGTCAACGGGGATGGCTCCCGGATTATTCGAACACGCGCTTCGCCTGCTCGAACCACGGCAACTCCGCCACCGCCATCAGGTCATTGATCGATATGGCGGGCGGCTTACGGGTGATGACGAGAGTCTCAAGGACGCTCGGGGACAGATACGCCAACCGGATCATCCGTCCCACGAACCGGTCGGAGACCTTCTCGGTGTCGGCGATATCCTGGATGGTGGAGGCGGCGCCGACTTCCAGCTGCCGCCGCCAGCTCCATGCTCGGGCGATGGCGCGCAGCACATGGGGATCCTGCGTCCGGCCGTTTCGCGCATCCACATCGTCGGGCGGCAGGATCTTCGGCCGCCCGTTTCGCTTGCGGATCGTCAGCGGAATGACAACGCGGATGGTTTCGGAAGAATTGGTCATGCGCAGGCCTCCGTCTGGCGGGGCGCCATCATGTCCCGCAGGACGGAGCCCAGCCCCTCCTGGCGGAGGTCAACCGCGATGCCGTTCTCGCCGACGGTCACCCGCTCGACCAGAAGCTGGACGATGCGGGTCTGCTCCGCAGGATAGAGCGCCGCCCAGAGCTGATCGAACTCGCCGAGCGCCGTGACGACCGCCTGCTCGTCGACGTTCGAGCTCTCGTCTCGCAGGGCCTTGATCGTTCGGGCCGCGATCTCGGGCGCGCGGATCATGCGGCGGATCTCCCCGACGACGGCGTCCTCGACCATGCCTGCGGGCAAGCGCAGCGGACCCGAGGCATCGCCAGTCGGGCGGTTTCGGATCAGGTCCATCGAGGCGTAGTAGCGATAGAGGCGCGTGCCCTTCTTCGTAGCCGTCGGCGTCATCGCCGTGCCGGTCTCGGTGAAGATGATCCCCTTCAGCAACGCCGGCGTCTGACGGCGCGTGTTCTTCGCGCGCAGCCGAGGGCTCTCCTGCAAGATGCTGTGCACCTTGTCCCACAAGACCTGATCGATGATGGCCTCGTGCTCGCCGGGATAGGCCGTGCCCTTGTGGACGGCTTCGCCGCGATAGACCCGGTTGTTGATGAGCTTGTAGAGGAATCCCTTGTCGATCAGCTTGCCGCGCTTGTTCAGCACGCCTTCGGCTGCCAGCGCTTTCGCCAGCCTCGTGGCGGAGCCGATGGCAACGAACCGCTCGAAGATCATCCTGACTGTCGCGGCTTCGGCCTCATTGATCACCAGCTTGCGGTCGCGGACGTCGTAACCCAGCGGAACGTAGCCGCCCATCCACATGCCGCGCTTGCGGGATGCCGCGACCTTGTCGCGGATGCGCTCGCCGATAACCTCCCTCTCGAACTGCGCGAAGCTCAGGAGGATGTTCAGCGTCAGTCGTCCCATCGACGTCGTGGTGTTGAACGACTGCGTGACCGACACGAACGTCACCTGATTGCGGTCGAAGATCTCGACCAGCCTGGCGAAGTCCATCAGGGATCGCGACAGCCGGTCGATCTTGTAGACCACAATCACGTCGATCAGGCCGGCTTCGACGTCCTGGATGAGGCGCTTCAGGCCGGGTCGATCCAGCGTGCCGCCGGAGAAGCCACCGTCGTCGTAGGGCTCGCGGATGGCGGACCAGCCCTCGGCCTTCTGGCTCGTCACATATGCCTCACAGGCCTCACGCTGGGCGTCGAGGCTGTTGAACTCCATGTCGAGCCCTTCCTCGCTCGACTTGCGGGTATAGATGGCGCAGCGCTGGCGGCGGGGCATGATCGCCACGGTTTCCTGAAAGCGGCTCAT